AAGCCGCCGCATCATTCGCCGTCGGAGGTTACACGGGCGATGGCGGAAAATATCAACCCGCCGGTATTGTCCACAAAGGCGAATTCGTAATCACCAAAGAAAAAACACAAAAATATCGTCCAATTTTGGAGGCCATCCATGCCGGACGAAATCCAATGTTGGTCAAAGGTTTTTCCGATGGCATGATGGCCGTCCAAAACAAATCCATGGAATCCAAATTGGAGCGAATCGAAAAGGCCATCAAAGGCCAACGCGGTTTGGAATTGTCCATCGACGAACGCGGAATCAATGGCATCGTTTCGCGTTTGTCTTATAAGCAACAGAGAATCAAAAACGCGGCGCGATGAAATCACCGATTGTCATAAAATTAAACGGAATCACCATCACCGGGCGGATTGATGGCGTTGAACAATTCAACGTCACATGGCGCGAAAACGATGACGATGGAGGGTTGGCCAAATCTTATTCGTCGGAATTGCGTTTTTATGACGACGGATATTCCATTTTGAAAAGTCTGTTGATTGATGACCCGAATGGATTTGTCAACCAGGTTGATGTTCAAATCTTTGATGAATGTTGTGGCCGGTTGGTTTTCGACGGGTTTATTTCCGGGAGTTCAATTGATTGGTGTGACCCTGAATGTTGGATTTCCGCGAGCGTGGTTGAAAAAAAAGAGGCATTGAATTGCGTCAAATCAACTTTGTTGACAGACAACCGCGATGGATTTTTGGACCGCCCGCAAAAAAAATTGAGGTATTGCGTTGAAACGCGTCCGGATTTCCTTTATTCAATTTTGTTTTTGATTTATGGCATTTTGTCGACCGCCATTTTTGTTGTGTTGATTCCATTGTCCGCCGTTGTTGTTGTCATTCAATCCATCGCGTTCATTGTTTGCACAATTGTTTGCGCGGTTTCCCCTGGTTGCACATTGGCGGATTGTCAAGGCGGAACATGGACCAATCCAACCAACACATGGACGGAAATCACAGGATGGTTTAATGATTTGCGCGACCGTATGATTCAATGTCAATGGTATCATCCAACGGCGTTGGTTCGTGACTACATTCAAAACGTTTGCGACAAATGCGGATTGACGTTTCAAAGTTCGATATTGAATGACCCGTCGTCGCCTTATTTCAATTTGTTGTTGTTTACGGCGCCAATTCAACGAGGCTACAAACCGAGCGAATCCGAATCAAAGTTGATTGAACAAAATTTGCCAATTGAAACATTGGACACATTGTTCACCCGTCATTTGAATTCAATTTTCAACGCGAAATATTGGATTGTCGGCAATACATTAGTTTTTGAGCGAAAAGATTATTTCGCCACATCCGTCAATGGATTGATTCCGAACAATTGTTGAATGATGGCAGAATCGTAGACAATCAAATTTGTTTTTCATGGATTGACAAACCACAAAAGGCGTTCGCCATTTACAAATACAACATGGACGCGTTTGACATAACATCGAACGAAGCGGGCGGACGATACGAGGACATAGTTGAATGGAATTCGCCGCCATCCGACAGGCAAAAAGACGCATTGGAATTGACATTGGCGTCATCCAAATCACGTTTCCGCAATGATGCCGCCGGTCCGGATGTTTTATTGGAGGCCGTCCAAATGAATTTCCTGTTTTTGATAACGTCATTCGGTTTCATCCAATCAACCAATGGAAATTTGTTGATGGCCAACCATACGGCGTCCAACTACAAATTCATCATTTGGAATGCAGGAAGTGGAAACGATTTCGCGCGCGCAAATTTCAACTATTCAACAACATTCACCGGCGGATTGGTCAATCGTCCGTATTGGACGCCGGGAGTGGCGGACCCGTTTATTTTGCCGGGCGCGGTCGTTCCGCCTGAAAATTTGTACAATTATCCAATGACGTTCAACGAGGACAACGAAAACAATTTGTACACGTTGTTTCATTACATCGACAATCCGAGGTTGCCGGGAACCAGGTTGTTCAATTTCAATTTCACGTTTTCTTTTGATTGCGGGCAATTCGACGCCATTGATTTTTCAAAATCTGTCAGAATCCGCGTTGGGAATTCGGTTAAATTTGGGGAAATCAAAGAATTGCAAATTGATTTTGTGAAACGGACCATTGGCGTTTCCGGAATCGTTTAAAAATAAACAGAATGCCAAACAGAATTGAAATCATTGACGGTTTATATGTTGACGGGAATTTGAACCGTCTGTTGTGTTGCGCCGGTGATGGATGTGGAACAAATGTTTCGACGTTCCAAAACACACATGGTTCGGATTTGAATGTTGTCAGTTTTTTCATTGACACAACCGGTTCGGGCGTCACGGTGACATTGACGGCCATTGACGGGTTGCCACCGTCGTTTCCATTTTTGGTTCCTAATGGCGGAACATTTACGATGGAATTTGAGGTTTGTTGGGACGGCGTGACGTCGCCATTGGGTCCATGGATTGGTCGATTCGATACGTTCGAACATGCACCGGACACACCTTATTCGTTCGACATGGTTTGCACAGATTCAAGTTATTTGGATTGGTCAACCTTATCATTGGATTTCGTTGACGCCCCGGTTGGCGTTCCAACCACACAAACAATTTTCGCCAATCAATCGATGTTGTTTTCGTCACTTTATCCGTTGACGATTTCCGGATGTACGGGCGTGACAATCACCCCAAATCCGATGGTCATCACCCAAGGCGTTGGAACATCATTTGACGTCACATGGACGCCGGCAACAGTTGGTGAAACGTTGTCATGTTCGATTGATGACGATTGCGGCGGTTCATTTACGTTGACCGGAAATTCGGTTGCGTTGGAGTGTGAAAACTGTTTGTGTTGCGTTGACATCACCGTCAAAACGGAAAACGGATATTTGCCGGATGTTGCGGGTTTATGCAATGACGGGAATTTGTATTCGACCGCGTCATTTTTGGAGCGAAAAACGGTTGTGTTTTCCCTGGTTTATCCATCCGGAATCAATTCCCAATGGCAATTGCAGTTCAACCCCGGTTTGTTTTTGCGGTTGTGTGATTCGCCATTTGTCCCCGGTCAATTGTTGCCGGCAGGTTACACAATCACGTATCTTCAAAGTTTCATGCCGGATGGCGTGGCGCAACCAATGTCATTGACCGGAACCGCAGGAAACGCGGCGAACCGTAAAAATTGGGAATGTACATTCACGCCATTGAACGCCGCGTTGGGTACGTTCCAAGTTGAATTGACGTTTTTCAATCTTCAGGATTTGGAAAATTTCATCACGCCAACATCATGGGACAATTTGGGCAAATTAACGCGCAACACGATTTCGGCGCCAACAGATTGGACTAATTCAACGCCGTCGGTTTATAACGCCAACAAAGTGATTTCCGGGGCGGTCATGGTTGTGGACCCAAATGTTTTGGATGAAAATTTCAATTTCACGCGTTGTCAGTTTGTAAGTTGCGCCAATTACACGGCGCGTTTTTATGACCTTGGATTGTACAATCAACCATCCGAGTTTTTGAACCCAACATGGCAGTTGTCGCGAAACATTGGACCCGTGACCGGATTGTCCACATTGGAGAAAACAAACGTTCGTTTCACAATCACCATTCCGGGAACATTTGGATCCGGTGAACCTGTTTGCATTTATCACCTGTTTGATGTGACCAATTTTGACAACACGGTTGATTTTTTAACGTCATCGGATTCATCGCGTTTCCGCGTGGATGGTTATGGCGGAACGGGCGTGTTGGACAATCATTTGGTTCGTCCTGGTTCGGTCGTCAATATTTCGGGCGATTGGGTTTTTAATTTGTACGTTGGAACAACCGTCAACCCGTCGTCACGCTACCGGATGGCCGCCATCGTTTACGACAGCGATGGAACCATGGTCAACACGTTTTTGTCAAATGAATGGCGCGTTCAAACCGTTCCGGATTTCGATTGTGATTGCGAATTGGACATCAATTCAACATTCCAACAATATTGGCAGAACACCGCCGCGAACGCGTTCCAACCGAGCGCCAAAGAACGAATTGGACAAAGGTTGACCATTGACGGTGGACCGTTCGTTGACTGTTTGGAAAATTGGGGATACACAGGCGATTGGAGGGATTTGATTGGATTTGTTCGGTTAAATATATACAAACGTCAAACGGGTTTCCCAAATCCGTCCCAAACAACGTTTTTCCAATACGAAACACATATTTCATCGCGTGACGTTGGATTCGCCGGCAATTTCAACAACCAAAACAACATGATTGTTTTGGACAATGGAACGGGCGGATTGGACGTGACGATTTCCAATCGCCGCGTTCGTTGGCAGAACATTCCATTCAATTCGGGAATTGTTCAAACAGCCAACACCGCGTCATATATGAACCGAGTTTCCGCCGGGGCCATGTCGTCAACATTAATCGCCACAGCCGGCGCGGTTGATTCATGGATTGGATACGATGTGTTTTTCGAATATACCATCACATTCAATTTGGCGCCAATTACGGGTTCGCCATTCCTTTGGAACATCGTTCGGGCGTTTCCGGTTCGGGCCATTGATTTTGAACCATTTTCAGGGTTCGGAAATTATTTGAGCGACGTCGCCATATATGGCCGAACATCATTGACCGGAGCATGGACGGAATTGGACGGCGAAATTTGTTTCAAAGATTTCGCGCAAATCCGTTTGGTTTACCAAGCGGACCGCGAAGGGAATTTCATATTTTTCGCAGAACCGGCGCCGTTTGGTTTGCCTGTATTGCAGGAAAACAACGAAATTCCATCACCACAGGCGTTGACACAATTGACATCGCCGTTGGTTGTAAGCATGGACACCGTTTTTGACCCGGCGTTGTTTACCGCTGAAGTGATTTTGGACGCGCAACAGATGACCGCAGACAATTATTTGTTTTGTGGATACATTAGCGAACCAGAGGCGGGGGCAATATGTGAACACTTTGTCCAACATCGTCGCAATGGCGGAACGGGCGTCAACGTTCCGTCGATAACTCAATTCGGAATTGATTGTATCGTCAATTTCGTTGGAAATAACTTTGCTTATTTATGGATGTGGACGACGACAGGTTTTGAACCAAATCCAATTCCGGGTGAAACGTATGTTTTCGAATGGTCGTTCACATCGCCAACCACCGCAGTTTTGGAATTTTGGTTTGGACAACATTCATACGCCGGAACGCCAATCACATTGCCAATCGGTTCAACATCCGGTTCACAATCGTTCGTTTGGGGCGCGTCAACTGAAGGGGCGTGGACGATGCGAAAACCAATTGGGCCGGTTATGACCAACACGGCAACATTTAGGATTGGGAACACATTATGTCCATAATTTGATTTATCTTTGAAACATGGAATTGTTCAATTCATACGCCATCGGAAATTCACTTTTTTGTGATTCAACAACGGCGCCAACGTTTCCGGATCCCAATTCACGGGTCCTTTGTACGGAGTTGGAAAATTTTTGCGCGGTTGGATGCGGTTCGTTGGGCGTGGACAATGGATTGATTTTATGTTCCACATTAGATTCGTGGAATTGTAATTTGTGCGCGAATGATGTTCCATTTTGGATTCCATTCGAAACCGGTGACACATTCGATTTTCAATTTCAACAGCCAAACAAATTGCCGGTTGGATGTGAAAATGGATGGTTGCCGTCCGATTTGTTAAGTCCGACCAATTACGCGTTCGCAACATTTGAAATCCGTTCATGTTGCAGCGATACGCCGTTGGAAGTTACAAACGAAATATTCGCCGCCATTGCTCCGGAACACTACGTTGGATTTTTCAATTCAACAGATTATTCCGGAAACGTGACGCAACAATCCATCCAACAAATCCGTTTTGATTTGAACGCGATTGCCACATATTTGGTTGGCGAAGGTTTGGAACCATGTTTTTATTTCAAATTCACGTTCACCGGTTCGCGTGAATGTTTGGGCGAATCGGAAATTGAACAATCGTTTTATTCCGAGCCATTCAAAATGATTCCATGTTCGGACGGAGAAAAATCACAATTGGTTGAATCCATTTATCCGCGAACGGATTGTTTCGGTTCGTATTATGGAACCAATTTCGAACCGGGAATGGGTGGTTCACAGCCGTTCCAATATTCAAACAGAATCCGAGTGCCGGGTTCATTTGAACGAACCAATTTCACCATCACCAAAGAAACGATTGGAGCAACATTGCGGACAACCGCCGCGCAATATTGCGAAACCTGGTTGATGCGGACGGCGAACGTTCCGGAGGTTTACACCAAATATTTGGTCAACCTGTTGACCGGACGTGACGTGTATGTCAACGGAACAGAATATCAAATCCAAGGCGACATCGCCAAAAACAACGAAACGGGTTCACAATGGTTTTTGGAAATCAATTTCGAACGTTGTGAATGCGACAAACCATTGACGTGTGAATGATAACGATTGAAAACATATCGACCGCGTTGTCGAGCGAACAATATAAACCGAAAAATTGGGACCATTGGAACCAGGTTCGGAGCACCATGTTCATCCATACACGGGGAAAAAACCCCGGTGAAATTTTGACGTCACGTCGTCCCAACGAGGACCCCGACGTTCAAAAGTATCGTTTGAGCATTTACGAACCAATCACCAAAGGTTCCATGAACCGGGCCATTGATAAGTTGTTCCGGATATTCCAAAACGCCAATTTTTCAATTTCCGTTTCCGACGAATTGAACACATATTTAACAGAACGGAAATTTGACGGACAATATTTTTATTCGTACATCCAAAAATTTGTGGTTCGCCGCATGATTGAGGACCCCAACGGATGGTTGGTTTGGATTCCTGTTGGCGAAGGGTTGACCAATCCATCGGTAAAAGTTGACGTGGAACCGTTGTTGATTATGTCCGACCATATCAAAGTTTTGGAACCAGGACTTTTGACATGGCGTTCACCGGATGAATTTTCAAACATCATGGTCAATGGCAAATTGCAACAGACCGGCGCCGTTTATTATTCATTGACGGACACCGAGTTTTTGAAACATACCCAGGTCGGACAATCCATCGACAAAAAATTCGAAACCGTTGTCATATACCAACACAACATTGGAGCGATTCCGGGCGTGATATTGGGCGGCGATTTGACGGATGAAAACTTTTTTGATTCCTATTTTTCGGCGTTTGTTCCATTCGCCAACGAGGCCATTCGCCAATATTCGGATTGGACCGCAGTGATGACGACGTCCGCGTTTCCATATCGCGAGGAAATTGCAGAAAATTGCAATGGTAAGGGTTGCCGCGACGGTATTGTGTACAATCACGAATCCGAGGAACACGAAACATGTGGCATTTGCAAAGGAACCGGACGCGTGATTTCACGTTCGCCATTTGGCGTTTTTTTGCGTGAAAAATCAAATCCGGCGTTGGGCGTCGATGGTGATGTCAACGGGCCAATGATTCGTTTCATATCGCCGGATGTGAGCATCATTGAATATTCGGGACAGGCATGGCAAACCCTTTTGAAAAAGGCTGAAGAATCGTTGCATTTGAACGTGATTGACGAAAGCCAATCCGGAGTGGCCAAAATGATTGACCGCGAAGATTCGTTTTCGCAGTTGACCAAAATTTCCAACAACATATTTGACGAAATCATTTTCAAATCGTTGTTGTTCATTGAAAAATATCGGAATGTCAACGAGCCAATGAACCCGGTCATCACCAAGCCAATTTCGTTTTCAATGAAAACCGAAGACGATTTGATTGATGAATTGAACAAGTTGACAGACAAAAACGCCCCAATTGCGTTTCTGGTTGAATCAACCAAAGATTTGGCGCGCAAACGTTTTTCCGGCAACAAATCCGTTTCGCGGATGGTCGAAGTTTTGGTTTCCTATGACCCAATTTTCCATTTGAACACAAAGGACAAACAAATGTTGTTGGCGGCGGGTTCCATCAAACGTGACGATTTGATTCGTTCGTTGTTTGCTTACAAAACATTGATTGGAGTGACCGCAGAATTCGGAACCGAATTTTTGGAAAAACCATTGGGCGAAATATTCGCAGAATTGGACCGCAGAATCCAACCAACGATTGATTCGTATATCACGGCCCAATTGATTCAAACCGCGTAAACCAACCACATGGAATTCGATGACAACGTCATTGCCATAATCCGCAAACAGGACAAAACCGTTTCCGCAGGGAATCAAACGTTTTTTGATTCATTGCCGGCAACAGAACAACGGATTTTTGGCGCGTTGTCCAAACACGTCCAAAAGTTTTCGAGCGATGGCGAACGTTTTGTGTTCGATGACGGAAATGTCCTGTTGACCAACCAGGTCGAACGAATCATTTTGGATGCCATTCAGGTTTCCACATATCCAAAGAACGTCAACGAGTTTTTGCGGAATTTTGAAAGGTTGAAACAATTCAATTTCGACATTCACCAAAATGTCAATGATTTGTCACCCGAGCAATTGCGGGAACTTGTGAATCCAATTCAAAGGGCGACCGTTGAACAAACGTTGCAGTCGTTGACCGGTTCGGGCGTTTCATCCAATTTCATTGAACCGGTTCGGACAGGAATATATCAAAACATCGTTGCCGGTTCAACCAAATCGGATTTGGAGGCGTATTTGAGGCGCTACATTTTAGGAACGCCGGAGGTTGACGGATTATTTTCCCGCTACGTCAAACAGGTCAGCCGCGACGCGTTGAATCAATTTGACGGGCAGGTGAACGCGAAGATTGCGAACGAATTTGGATTGGATGCCTACCGCTACGTCGGAAGTTTGATTGAAGATTCACGGCCACAATGTCGACGTTGGGTTGCAATGGGTGTAATTCAGACAAAGGATTTGCCGGATGAAATCGCATGGATGAACGCCAATGGAACCGGAGCCATTCCGGGAACATCGCCAGAAACGTTTTCCATTTACCGGGGCGGATACAATTGTCGCCATTCGGCCATTCCATTCAAATTGACCAAATCACAACGGGAAAAATTGAACATGGCGCCGGCTGAAGTTTCCCCGGTAAAAATCGAACAACAAATCCGAGAGGTTGAAAAGGATGTCGCAAAGGTTGAAAAGCAAACGGTTCAATCCAATGAAAAAAAAGAATTGAACCGTGAATTGTTAGTGACAACACAAAAACCATCAACCATTGTTCAATTAGATGAAATTTTGCAAAATACAAATGACATTATTGAAAAACTAAACAACCAAAACACGTTTGTCACATTACGAACACCAAAGGAATCAACATATCCGGGAACGTTTGAGTTTATCAAAAAAACGAATCCAAATTTGACGTATTTAGATATTCAAGATATTGGAACGGATTCAAATGGCAATTGTGCAGTAAATAATAAATTTTTAAACATAAAAATCAACGCCAAACAAAAAATTGAATTCAAATCTTATGAAATTGATTCATCTGAAAGTTTTGGCGAAGATTGGGCGAAAAAAAATGATTTTATTGTTCGCGAAGAACGAAGGGGGCCAATACCAACAAAGGTGATTTATCAAAGAAAAGGAAAAACCCAATTGCAAACCATGGGCGAAATAAAAGATGGAAAATTTAAACCATGGTCAATTTCAACAGTTAGTCGTTTGACGGATGAAAACATTGCCCCAACAATCACACATGAATTGGCGCATGCAATTCAAAATTCATTTTTAACCGAAAGAACAACCAACGATTCAATTTTACGGCGTTTGATGCGCGAAAAAAATCCGCCTTTGATTTTGAGTGATGCGCCGACCATGTATGGAACGACCAACATTTATGAATTTTGGACCGAATCGTTGACGTCTTATGTATATGCCAACAAATATTTGAAAACATCACACCCAAGAATTCATGACCTGGTTGAAGAATATTTGGATGAATTGAAAATTGATAAACGAACAATCAAAATTGCGCCATGACAATTGAACAAATGCAAAAGTTGTCGGAATTAACAATTGCGGCAACAGAAAAAAATGACATTGCAACATTGCAAAAAATCAAATCTATCATTGACCAGGATATTGCAGAAAACGGAAGTCATGACGATTTTGGAATTGAATGGTTTCAATCGTTGTTGACGAGTGAACAATCGTCCGCGTTGAAATAAAATGTATATTTGGACCAAAGAAATCACAAATGACCCAAAAAATCCGCATTCAGAACGTCAAAACGGGCAAAATTGCCGAGGTGACGCAATTCGCATGGAACACTCTTAAAAAGGGCGGCAAATCGAAATTCTATGAAATATTGAACAAACCATCCGAGCCGGTGAAATTCAGCGCACCGACAATCACCAAACCGGTTGTCGTTGAACAAACCATTGCAGAACCGGAAATTGAGGACAACGACCAGGACGACGCGATTGACGAAATCGAATCCAATGGCGTCGAATCCAAGCCGGTGAAAAAAGGACGTAAACCAAAAAACTAACAGACCATGACCAACATTGAAAAATTTTTGAAGAAAATTGGCGTTCCATCCGAGGCCATTACAAAGTTGAACGGCGATGACCAGGAATTGAACGTCGATGACATCGCCGCAGAATTCCAAAACATCCAACGCGACGTTTTGAAAAACAATCCGGATTTCATCGGTTCCATCCGAGGCGAAGTAAAAGGAACCGAACTTTCGAAGATTGAACAAAAAATCAAAAAAACGTTTGGTTTGTCGGCTGAAGATGTAAAGGACAAAAAATTCGACGACATCATTGGAATCGCATTTGATAAGATGACCAAAACGGCGGGCGCCGGCGCTGAAGAATTGCAAACGAGGTTGATTGAGTTGACCAACGAGAACAAACGTCTGGTTGATGAAATCATTCCGGCAAAGGAAAACGAGGCCAAACAGGCCATCAAATCATTCAAACGCGAATCGTTCATCCAATCCGCCATCGCCAAACGTTCGTTGATTGTTTCGCCGGAGGTTGTGAAACCCGCCGTTCAAAGTTATTTGGAATCCAATTTCAATGTCGACGTTGATGACAACGGCGAATTGGTTGTCAAGACCAAAAATAATTTGAACCCGTTGAACAACGATGGAACGAAAATCGTTACCTTTGACGAAATATTGGACGGCCATTTGTCGACGTTGGGCGTGATTAAACAATCCAACGGAGGCCAAACGCCACCCAAACCAGGCAATGGAGCGCCAACGCCATCACCGGTTCCAAATGGAGCCGAACCGGCCAAATACCAATTGGCAGGAATGGCAAAGGCCCAAGCGAACGCCGCATCATTGCAGACAATGAAGGTATTCGGAAACGAATCCAAATAAACCGGGCCGTCGGGCCGTAAACGAATCACCGGGTTGATGGCGAACCATAAACGCCAACCGGGGAACCGACCCAAATTCGGAAATGACCGCCAACACGGCGACCATTTTTGCGTTTGGGTTTTTTGTTGCCCAAAAAATCACATCAAAAAATCATTTTAAAAAATTAAAAAAATGGCATTTACACAAGGACTTTGTCAAAAATTGCAAACCGATTTGAACGCGGTTGCCGGGATGAACGCACCCGCTTTGAAGCGTGACCGCGTCGGATATTTGGACGCGTTGATGTCTGAAGAAAACCGCATGGGTTTTGAAGCGATTCCAATTCCAACAAACGGAAAAAATCGTTCGGTTCAAGTGAATTACATTCAGCGTGGAAACGCGGATTCGGTTAATCTAACATGCACCGCATCGTGTGACACCGACCAGGAAATTTCACCACTTGAAACAATCGTTTCCATCACCGAGTGCATCGAAACCAAAGGAATGTTGTTTTCCGAGGACCAGATGAGAAAACTTTGTGAGGCGGACGCGGTTTATGTTTCCAACGTTATCATGGCGCAAATGAACGCGATGAACACGGCGTTGAACAACCAATTGTTGGCCGAACAATCAACCAACTTTGGAAAATTCAGCGATGGAACAACCCAAAAGGACATCCAATTGTTTGAGGCGACATCAAACGCACCGCGCGGAATTGCGGCGGCTCAAATCCGTCACGAATACGATTTGACCGGTGCATCCGGAGCGCCAATGATTATTGGCGGCGGAAACTTTGATTTGTACGCGAAAACGCAACAGATTGCGTGTTGCAATTCATCAACCGGAATGGATTTGTCACGTTGGACGGATTACCGTTATTACAACGACCGTTTCGTTGACACTGTTATCGGAGCGAACGAATTCATCGTATTGGCACCGGGCGCGGTTCAATTGCTTACATGGAACAAATACGTTGGCGATTATGCAAAGCGAAACGACGTGTTCGAACATGGCACCATCACCGACCCATTCACCGGGTTGACATACGATTTGAAGGTTCATTATGACGATTGCGCCGACCAATGGTCAATCAAACTCCAATTGAATTGGGGCTTGTTCTTTATTCCGGCGAACGCGTTTGGCGTTGACGATTTGAACAACGGCGTGAACTACACATTCCATTTTGCGGATTGTTCAACAATTGTTGGTTGCGACTAATTCAAAAACACTAATTTAAAAAAGTAAAAAAATGGCATTATGTACATCAGCGTGTGCGCCGGCATTGCCGCCCGCGCCATCATTGGGTTGCGGCGTGGCAACCCGAAACGGCGGAATTTCGAAATTGGCGTTTATCAAATGCGATTACACGTTTGACGATGTTGGCGACCGCGACGAATGGATTGCCGCGATTGCATCCGGCGACGTTGTTTTGACCGGTTTGATTTTGGGCCAAAAGGCAAAAGGAACGTTCACCAAAAAACGCGTTTCATCTTGCAGTCCTGAATCAATCGTTGGCGGCGAAAAATCCGTGACGTTCCAAGATTATAACGGCGACCCGGACGATTGTACCGACATCACATTTTACAATCAAATCCAATTGAATGCCCCGTTGTATCAATTCGGATACTACACATGTGACGGATACTTTTATGGACCAATCACATCATTCACGATGGAGGTTGACCAGGTCATCGAAGACAACAACACCGGTTCAATCTACTTTGACGGAACCGTGAGTTGGAACGCCGTGACCATGCCATGTGGCGTGGCCGTGAATTTGGATGGAATCTAATTCGGTCCAATGTTGAGTCATAAAAAGCCCGGCCAACGTTCGTTGGTTGGGTTTTTTTTTTAACTTTGAAAAAAATGAAAAACCATGGCGTTTGTTTTTGACAATTGTTTGATTCCACAGGGTAGCGGAACGAATTTGATGTATGGCGATTGCTGTTGTGAATTCAATTGCACAGTCACAACAACCGAGGCCGTTGTTTTGGATTCATTGACGGGCGGATTTGTGAATGAATTATTTGTGTTGTCATCACCGCCAAAAATTTACATTGGCGGCGTTTTACAGACTTTGCCGTTGGTGTTGGCCGCAGATGACACATTTGAAATTCAAATGGAAATTTGCGCGTCCGGAGCCGAAAACGATGACACATTGAAATTGACGTTCGTTGATGAATTTGTCAATCAAACCGATTTTCTGTTTGATTTTTTGGCAATTGATTTGTCAACGTCTGTCAGTCCATCGTCATTTGCATTTGGAAACGTCAATGTTGGTCAAACCAAAACATTGGAATTTCAAATTCAAAACCCTACCATTGGATGTTGTTATGGATACAATATTTCAACAACATGTCCGGAATTTGTTATCACTCCGGACGTTTCAAACACCATTTGTCCGGGTGAAAAACAAACCGGTTTCAAATTAGATTGGAGTCCATCCGCAGTTGGTCCAATTGATTGCACCATCACAGTAACGACCGATTGTCAAACGTTTGATTTTCCCGTCACAGGAAACGCCATAACGCCACCCGAACCACCGTCCGGAGGCGGAAACCCGGTTTCGCCAAAACGAACCGTTGTCGATTGTCCAACGTCGGATTGCAGGTTGGCAAACGGACAACCAGGATTCGCGCAAACCACCAAAAATTCCATCAACCAAATTTCACGTGTAACGCGTCCAAAAGGGGGCGCCGGGCGTGGAACAAACTTTCGATAAAAATGATATACCACCGCGAAAAAATCGAACAATCGGCGGACATTCTACATTCCGCCGTTGTCACATTATACAAAGCCATTCCGCCACATGATGTTTTCATCGTCGCCGCAGACGAAAAACACATTGACCGGATGAAACGAATGGAGTCCGTCGCCAAATGCGCGTTTTCCAAACCATCATGGATTAAACAGGTGAACGAAAACAAAGGCGTGATTTTCACCATCACATCCGGAATGTTTCGCCGCAAAAATGACCGTCAAATCCGGGAGGCCATCGAATACACAAAGGCCGAAAACGAGGGTTTGACCGTTGACGTGATTGAGAATTCAAAATTTTCGGTTTTTTTCTTTGGAATAAAAACCAACAAAAAAACCAAAGATGTTGACGATGTTGAACCGGTTGAACCAATACAACCAGAGCCGGAGCAATGAAACAACCATTCAAATATTTGATAATTCATTGCACCGCGACCAGAGAAGGACAAAACGTGACCCCGGATGACATCGTCCGTTGGCATACGTCACCGCCGCCGCAGGGACGCGGATGGTCACGGGTTGGATATTCCGACATGATTTTGTTGGATGGAACGCGTCGAACGTTTGTCAAACACAATGGCGACAAATGGATTGATGACCGGGAAATCACTAATGGCGTCAAAGGCATCAATTCAATTTCGCGTCACGTCGTTATTGTTGGCGGATTGTCAAAGGATGGTTCACGCGTCAAAAACACGTTGAACGATGCACAATCACAAACATTGGCGTCCATCATTGACGAAGTCATCCGATATCAACCCGACGTGTTGATTGCCGGACACAATCAATTCGACAACAAAGCATGTCCATCGTTTTGGGTTCCAAAATATTTGGAATCTTTGTGGATACCAGAAAAAAACATTTATAAAAAAGACCCTTTTGGATATGGCGACATGTTTTGACAATTTCATTGGCGTTCGATGCGTTTCGCAGACGACCCCGAAATCCGGATTGTACATTGACGATTTGGAGGGAATCAACATCCGACGGGCCGCAGACATGGCGGATTCGGGTTTTTCATCCGGCGTTCAATTGCTCGAATCGAAAATCAATTTCGCCACACAAATGATTTTGGACGAAATGGCCCGGTTTGCCATGCCATATTTCCGAATGAATTCATTGGTTGATGAACTGAAGGTTGGCGAATGGGACAACGCATGGAACGCCCCGGCGCCATTGGACCGAGGCGTCCGAATCAACACCCGTGATTCGCGAATGTTGCGAATCCGCGTTCAATCGGTGAAAATAAAGATTCAGGAAACCGCGTTTTCCGGAACCGTTGACATTTTGGATGGCATCAAAACAACATCGTTTCCATTTACAACAGACGCCAACGGTGACGCGGAAATTTTCCCCAATTATTTATCCGAAACGGACGAAATATTTGTGTTGACTGACAACACCGCCATCAACACCAACAAAACCAAAGTCAAGGGAGGTTGCAAATGTTCCACCAAAAAATCCGAATTTTTGATTGCCAACGGATGGTCCGGAACGACAACAACCGGAACGTCATTTGGATTGCAGGTTGGCGCCGCCGCAGAATGTAGCATGGACGAAATCGGTTGCGTCATTGCCCAAAAATTACGTTTTCCGATATTGTACCGGGCCGGAATGGAAATCGCCAAAGAAGCATTGACGACCGACCGTCTGAATTCCGTGACCCTGTTGGATGGCGACACATGGAATTTTTGTTTGGAAAATTGGACCGCCCAATATGACGCCCAAATGAAAACAGCCATTCAGCAATTGCCGGAGTTATTCAACCGGATGGATGACATTTGCGTCATTTGCAACCAATCGCGCTATGTTTACGGAATGCCATAAAAAGAAACCATGAAAACAATCACCGCAGGCGTCAAATCGTCCAAATTGAACCGAGCCAAACAGAACCGGAGCGTCAAAGGCGTTCGCGGTTTTGTCAAAGCAGAAAACCCACATTCAAAAATTATCAAAGTCAAAGTGACAACCGAAACAAAACAGTTTTTGACCGCGTATTCCGCAAAATACAAAGTCACGGTTTCCGAACTTGTGATGGCGGCGGTTGAATGGTATTCCGGTTTTGATGGTTCCAACGCTGAAGAATTGTTGAACAAAAAACCCTATTGACATGAAATGCAATTGTTCCAAACCATCGCGTCCATCAACGTCGCGTCCGGTAAGCAGACCAACAACCGCGCGTCCGCGTCCAAAGTTGTGAGGTTTATCATGTAACATTCGAACCATTGGCCCCGTACATGAACCGCCACCCGGAACATGTACAAATCAAAAATGAAATCGCCAATGGTAGTTTCTACGTTATTTTTCGGCGTCACCGCCGGCGCGGTTTCCGCGTTCGTTTCGGATTGGATTTTTGACCCGTCAATTTCATATTTCACCCTGGTTGGATTGATTGCCGCCGACCATTTGTCGGCCACATATTTGGCATTTAAACACAACAGATTCGACACCCGGATTGCATTACGAATATTTTGGACCCTGTTGTCACATACGGCGTTGTTGATGTTTGCCACCAATTTGAGCAAAGGCGCCGACGTTCTTTTTTGGCTGAATGAAGCCGTGTTTGTTCCAATCGTCGTTGTGAATTTGATGTCGTTGGTCAAAAATTTGGCGTTGTTGGGTTGGATAAAAAAAGGATTCGCCCGCATGATAACGGACAAAATTGACAATTACAAAAACGAATATTTGGAGGCCAAAAAATGAAAAAACTATTGTTTGCGATGGTTGCCATCGCCATGTTGGCGACATCATGCCAACGTCACGTTTCGCCCTATCCATGTTACATTGAAAAGGAATGGACGACAACCATGGTCAAAGACACCGTGATTCACATCAATGGCGCGAGAATGGACACCATCGTCGCGTTCGATGGCCATGACACAATTTTCATCCGCGACCATGAAACCAGGATTGAAACCGAAATTCGATGGTTGCCGGGCGATTCAATATTTGTTGACACCAAATGTCCGTCCGACACCGTCCGCGTTGAAAATTACCACACAGAAACGGTCCGGACCATTGTTGTAAACGAGGAAACCAAACGTTGGTTGTGGTTGATTCCGTCGATTATTGTTCTTATCTTAGCCATGTTCACCATCCACAAAATGTTCAAATGACGCCACAGGAATTCGCCAAAAAAATTCAAACCACAGTCGCCAAAGTTGAACGCGACGTTCCAAACCTGTTGTTGTTGGGCGGAAAACTTTTGGAGGGTGAAATGAAACAACGCATTTTCAACCAGGGGGGCGATGCGGATGGCGGAAAAATTGGCAAATACAAATCCAAACAATGGATTCAAAAACGTTCCGAGAATGGCAGACAAACCGGATTGGTTGATTTGGAATTCACCGGTTCTTTGCGCGATTCCATTCAGGTTGTCAAATCCGGCGACGAAGTTTTTTTGGCCATCACCAACGCGACCGATTATGTAAAGGCCAAAGGACAGGAACAACGCCGCAAAAAACCGATATTCATTCCGAGCGCTGAAGAACGAACCGACGTCGAAAATTATTTGAACGATTTGATTTCCGAACGCGTGTTGGGTTATTTTTGAGGAATGGAACAATTCATTTGCACAATTGCCGACGCCATCCATGCAAAAATTCCATCATTGACCAAATCGGTGTATTTGGCGAAAATTGATGACGATGGCCGCGTGTTGGTTCGTGATAAGAATTCAAACGAATATCAATTTGCCGGAATCCATGACCAGGATTCCGCATGGTTCTACATTCGTTTTCGGAACGATGGCCGGATTGAATATCAATCGCCATCAACAACCAAAAAATTCGCATCATTCCAATCGTTTTTTCAAATCCGCTACCAATTGCGAGTTGTCGCATGTTTGCGCGGCGCCGAACCATGGATGTTTGAAGAACATTTGCGTTCCGCAGTTATGAACGCGAATTTGCCATCGACCGCCACATTTGCCAACGTTTCAATCATTCCGGTCGAATCGACCATTGACCCCGTTTCGGTTGTGATTGCAGAATCACCGGGCAAAAAAGGCCGCGCATTTGACAAAAATTTGACGTTTGTTGCGTTCGATTTTGATTTGGTTGGCGACCGTGATTTGGCGTTGGAAAATTATTGCGAGAATCCATGTGATGGTCCGCCGTGTTGATTATCTTTGAGAAAAATTGAATCGACATGAATTGTGGTTGTTCAAAACATATTGGATGTTTCGCCCCAAATCAAACCATTGATTTTGGTTTTCAGGCGCCATGTCCGGGTGAATATATTTTCGAAATTTGGGGCGCAAATGGAACATACACGGAAATTCCCGTCGATTTCGACGCGGATGACCTGGTTGTGTTGCCAATGACGTTCAACGAGAACGCAACAACCACAATCAAAATTCGGACCCCTGAATGTTTGCGCGAATCCGTTTCAATGTTTTATTATTTCACCACATCCGATGGCGCGTGTTCATGGACCGTCGATGGAATTTCACCGGTTTGTTGATGGAGAAAATCCGCAAAATATTGAATGAAATGACCGGGTTCGTTTTGGGCGGATTTGCCGGTTTGGGGTTGTCCGCCATTGCAGAACACGGACCCATTTTCGATTCCATCATTTTGGCGTCCATCATTGGCATTGGAGCCGGAGCCATGACGATATTCATTGATTTCATAATTCAGCCGGGCCAAATCTTTGGTTTTTACACCTGGTTTTTGGAACGCGTGGTGAACCATCCAAAAAACCCGTTCCGGTTTCTTTACAAACCAATGGGCGGTTGTCTGTATTGCTTGAATACATGGGTGACGTTTGGAATTTATGCGTTGGCAGTTTACCACACCGGATTGACGTTGTGGTTGATGTTGCCGGCGGCGGCGATTGCACATGTCACCGTTTCGATATTGGAACCGATTGTCAACGGATGACGGGTTCAATTCTCTATTTGTTGTTTTGATATACATTTAAGGTTTAGTGTTAAGCGTTGAACCCGGATTCGTTCCGGGTTTTTCTTTGACCAACATTCAATTGTTGAAAAACTTTTTTCAAAATATTTGTTGAAACAAAAAAAGCATGTATATTTGCCAACACAAAACAACAACGCCATGACACAAATCAATCACACCGAATACATGAAGAAAGTCAAAACATTGACTGAAGAATCATTGCAATACATTATCACCGACGCAAAAGAGGCAATTCAAGCCATGCCGTTTGGTGCAAAGGCCGGATATTACATGGACGAAATCCATTATTGTGTTATGGAAATGAATCGCAGAAACAAGCGCAAAAAATAAATAATCAAAACGGGGGCCGTCGCATCCATAACGCGGAACAACAACAATCAAAATCAAATCACAATGTTCAAAATCACAGTTTACCAAATGCAGAATGACGGCGGATGTCGTTCATTTGAGTTCAACAACAAAAAAATCGCCATGGCGCGTTTCAACGAACACATGGACGCCAACAACATCAACGATGTGGATTTCGATGACACATTCGACCAATGGTTTTTGGACCATGAAACGTTCGGTGAATTCACCATCATGTCAGCCGGCGGAATTGGTCATGATGTTCGAATCGAATTGACCGCAGAAAAAACGTTTTCCCGCATTCAGGAAAACGATGTCGCCAACATCGACCGCATCAAAGGCAAATTGTATCAATTGGGCGCGCGTCTGGTTGCCATCAATGACGATGTGAACATGGAATTTTGGCAATACGAAAACCGGATGTTTATTCTTCAGCGCAATGGCCGAACATTCCAATTGTTTTGTTCGATGGAATTCCATTCGATGGAATCCGCGTTCCGCCAAATCGAAAACGTTTGTCGAATCCAAACATTCATGGCATGATGAACCAGGCACAAAAAAACCGGGGCAATTCGGCCCCGGTCCAAAACAATGTTGACACTATCGGACAACAACAACATGGCGAATATACATCCGATTTGATGTTGTTCGGTTCCTTTGTTGACTGTTTAACCGATTTCGAATTGAAATTTTTGGTTCATCATTACAACCGAGGGTTGCCAATGGGACGTTCCGTTTCTGTTGACCAACTCAAATTGTTTCCAATTGTCGAAATCATTCCATTCATCAAATCAATCAACGTCGGAATCATTGGCCAATCCGTCATCGATTGCATCAACGCAAAATTGGCCACCAAATCAATCATTTAATGAACTACAAATTCAAACGCGATGAATTGAAAATTGGACAAACTTATTTGTTGAATTATTCAGGATTTGAAATAGTTGGAACCCTGGTTGCAAACAACAAAGATGGTTTGTTTTTCAATTACAAAACGCCATTCACAACCATTGAACGACGGTCTTTTTTTTTACGTTCACAAATAATCAAACAAATCATTTGAAATTGAATGAACTGAATTCGAGAACACGAACAATTATTTTCACAAACACAAAAAAAATCAATATCATGAACAACATTTTTGAAAATCAAAACACGTTTTTGGCAGAAGTAAACGCCGAAGAAAATTTGACCAAAACAAAGGTCGCAGAATTCGCCGCCAAACTCATTCAATTGAACAACGATGGTCACGTTGACACATTGACCGCGTTGGCCCGGTTGGAATTTTTGTCCCAAATCATTGACCAGGTCAAAACCAACTATCGAACCACAGCCGTTGACGAATTGGATTTGTACGGACCGGAGGCCAAAACCGGCGTCACCCGTTATGGCGTCACATTCAAACAAAAGGAAACCGCCGTCAAATACGATTTCACCAAAACAATCATGTGGAATCAAATGGAGGCAGAAATTGAAGCGCTGAAGAACGGCCAAAAGGCATTGGAAACCCAATTGAAAGGATTGACCAAACCAATGTCCATGTTGGATGAATCAACCGGTGAAATCA